ACCAGTGGTAGGCGCAAGGTTTACGGTTGGGTTAGTGAGGTAAGTGCTTGTGGCCACGTTGGTTCTCCTGTGTCAAACGGTGCCGGGTGCCGTACTTGTTTATAGTTCTAGCAGATAATACTACTGCGTTGGCGTATGTCATGACTTCTGTGCCTGCATAGCCATCTGTAAATCGTAGGCAGGGTACATAGCGCCGCCAATTTCAAGCATGGATGGTTGCCCTGCCATGATCACAACGCTCGAGCCTAGAACTGTCGCCACAATGCTAAGGATGTTTTGCAGCACTGGTAGCCCAGCTGGGCCGCTGCCGATAACACGTACTGGGATGGTTACACGGATGATGTTGCCACCACCAGCGATGGTCTCAAAACTTGGCGCGTCAAGATAGACACAATTAGGCACAATCTTTGTGGGGTCACTAACTACTCGTAAGCCTGTGACTGCCGTAAGTGTGGCCTTGAGGTCATCCATAGCCTCGTTCAGAAGCCCTGTAGCAGGCATTAGGCAACCTGTGGGCGGTCTATGCCCAACAGCTGTTTAATAACTGGTGTCATGGCTGACACGGGCGCTGAGCCCATGCCATCAAATGTGGCAAAAGTGTCCTGAACAGAGCCACGAGAACGCCAAAGTGCAGCTGCATACATAAGCGTCCCCATCGTCACGTCGTGCCCCGGCGAAACAGTCAAACTATCAGCGAGGTACCCGGACTCTTGCCTACGCCTGTAGCAAAAATCACAGGCCGCGTTTCGTGCTTGATTAGCCAGTGTGTAGTCATCACTTGGGTTAGTGATATCAACACCAAGATAAGTAACTAACTGGGCCGTTGTAATCCACGTGCACTCTTGAGTAAAAGTGATAGTGCCAGTAGAAGCTATGCGCCCAACGTCACTGCCAGTGCAAGCAAACAACACCTGATTAGGGATACTGACATTGCTGTTGAAAAGCAGGTCACCTTCGGTGTCTATGCCAATGTACTCATACTTGGGCATGGCATAAACAACGAACGTGCCATTAAATGGTGCACCAACAGTTGAAACAGTGATGGATTGCCCCACCTCTATTTCAGTATCGGTCAGTGTTTGTAGCACTGCATAGTTATCTAGCAGTTGCTTGAAAGTGACTGTGTATGTAGCCATCGGCGGTAGCCGCCTTTCTGACTAAGCCTGCGTAATTTTGCGGATCATTCCCGGGATGGCTGCAAAAGTTGAAACGTAACCATGGAAACTCATTAAACGGCCAAGGGTTGCTGGCTGTTCAACTGACATAAGGCCGCGGATACTTTCGTAGAATTCGTACGCATCGCCTTGGCCTTGGCCAACTCTTGTAATAACCATGGTTTTGGCAGCAAAGTTGCTGTCCACTACAAGCTGCAAGCCCAGTGGGTTACCGTTCCATGAAGAAGCTTGTGCGTTTCCAAGTGCGTTCTGACCTGTGAGACCAGCGCCGATAAATGGGAACACTGGGCGACCAGTGGTGTCTGCAAGTTGTCCAAGTTGACCCCAAACATCAGGAGATACAAACATATGTGTAGGTGTCCAGTTACGGCCATTTGAAATGTCCACTGCTGAGTCGTACACGCTCTTGAGCAAGTCAGCAACTGACAAGTCCCAAACTCCAGATGATGTTGCTGCGGCAAGCAAGTTGTCTGCACAAAGATTGTCTGATGCAATCATGTACTCACCCATAAGGTCATTCAAGATCAACTGCATGGCTGCAGGTGAAGTGAAGTCAATGTCCTGTACTGACAGTGTGACCTGTCCAGCAAGGGTGGTTTTGCTGACAGAGTTAGAAGCAATCACCATTGTGGTGGCTGAAGCTGCTGCAAGTTCAGTCTGTGATGCAACGCTGGTGTGCGTTGTAATCGTTGGGCGAATGAAGGTCTTTGACTGTCCATTGTCAGGATAAGCGCGAACGCCCACAGCCTCAGCAGTAGGGCGCAAGAAGTTTAGGTCTTGTACCAATGGGCCAAGCACTGGCACTGGCAAAAGTCCCGGAGTATCGGTAGTAAGAACATCACCAGCTGCTGCTTGCAATGCTGTGCGCTTCGATGCTGAAAACTCTGCAACTGCTGCGTTCATGTTCTTAAACGTGTCGCCACCAATGTGGTAAGCGGCCATGAACTCGCCTGCTGATGGCAAAACAAACTCACGTTTTGGTTGTGCGAAAAGTGCTGATGCTTCGATTACTTCGGGTGCTGGTGTTTCTGACACGTCGGTCTCCTCTGACTCTGTGGGTTCAGGCTCATCGGGTGCCGTTTCTGTATTATTGCTTACTTCATCCTCTGATGTGGGGATACTTGCAGCAACATCTGTGATGGTAGCACCACTAAAGGCTGGTTGTGGTACAAGTGACAACTCCATCCAGTCGGCTGCTTCCACAATCATTACGCCATCTTCGTTGTAGGAAAACTTGGTGGGGTTTACGCCAACGCTTACAGAGTCCAAAACTCCATCGGCTGCAAGGACTAGGGCTTCATCGCCTAGGGCTGTGGTTGAAACTTTGGCTGTGAAATACATAGCCTCAGGGCTGTCTGCACGCTCAGTCACAAGGCCAATGGCTTGGGTTGAGTCATGGCTCATGTAAAGCTTTGGCGCTTTGCCGTCTGTGGGAAGTGAGCCCGGCAAGAAAGAAACTGTCTGGCCGCCTGAGACTGTCGCCTCAGTGTTGTATGGCAACGCAATACCAGTGATGGTGCGCTTAGGGCTGCCATCTTGGGCTGCATCTACGGAAAATGTTGAACTGGTAAAGCGCATCATGCTAGGGACTCCTGAGTGTTTTCTTGTGGTTGATCTGGGGTGTTCATTTTGTCGGCTGCGTAGTTTTCTTCTAGGTAGTCGTCAGTGTCAAACTTTACATAGGTGCCACGTGGCAGCACGTTATTCATTGACAATGTTGAGGCAATGCAATCGGCGTATGGCTTTACCCCAAAGATGTAAAGGTCAGCGCGTGATTGTTCACTGCTGGTGTAGGCATAAGCGCCAGTGGACACGCCTACAAGGTAGGGGGGAACACCACATAGGCGTGCCAAATCTAGGGCTGAATACTGTGCTGACTCAATCATTAGCATTTTGTCTGGCGTGGCAGTGCTGGCTTCGTAACTTAGAAACTCGTTAAGCACTGCGGTCTGGCTGGTAAGTCGAGCCTCTTGAAAGGCTGCACCAATCTCTGAAAGTTCTTGAGCGCTTAGCGGTTCGCCGCCAGTTTGTTTCAACACGCCAGACGGTAAGGAACTTTGAGCATTTTTATAACGGCTTTGCTCAACCTTTAGCGCTGTAGCAATGGTCTGTTCTGAGCTGTAAACGATGCCTTGAATAGGGCTAAGAAACTGCACCACATTGCGATAGTCCAAGTCATTACCGGCAAAACTGATGGCTTTGGATGGCTGATAAAACACTGGGCCTTCCTCATCGGCTGTGGTAACTGAACCCATTGGCAACAGTTGAAATTTGCTAGGAAAACCATCCTGTGTGCGCTCTGTGATATACCACATAGCCCTGCCGTAGAACAAAAGCGAGTCCAAAGTCCATGCCATAAGGTGGTTGTAAGTAACAGCTGGGTCTGGCTGGCGTAGCCACGACCTAGGGGCTAAAGGTATTTCTTCCATCTCGCCAGTGGCATCGTTAAACATTTCGCCGTACATTTTCAACGGCATACAACCAATGACAGAAGCCAGCAAGTCACGTGATCGAGACACAGTAGCCAGCGTCATAGCGCGATCACGAGCAATGCCAGACTGATAGTTGTAAAGGTTTTTCAGTGGGTTCATGCTTGTGCCAGTTGGCGCATATCCGACAGCGGCCTGCACAGATGGTGTTGAGATAGCGGCCTTGGTTACTGGCTTATTGAAAATACCCATAGCGGTAGTATGCCACTTTCTGTCGGGTGTGTGTGGTACTGCCCTGCTCATCCCGACAACGCCCAGAGCAGTACCGTTTTTATACTAGCGACTGACTACTACCATCATTGGTTTGCCTGCTTGCTTAGGTCGTGACGCTAAGGCAGCCGCCCAAATAGTGCAGCGAGCCAGTTCAATCGGCCCGGGTGAACGCTTACTAGATAGCGCCAGATTGTTTTGCTGCATAATCGCTACGGCTCGGTTCATGTGTTCGGCAAGGTTTTGCTCGCCTTGGTGCACCAGTTTGCCATCGTTAATTTGTGCCCTAACCAATGATGTGTAGCGCATCAGTTCGCCATAGCCCACAACTTTTGTGCGCCTCATCAACGGCAAAGGTACATGATGTTCTAGCGCTGGTGTCACAGCCAGCCCAAGTGTTGGGTGAGCAGTGCAGGCATCCATCATGGCCTGCTGGCACTCGGCTAAAGACTGAACGACAAACTCAACCGATACGTGCACCACGCCAACATCATCTACAGCTGCACGAACAGCAACATAGCGAGAACCGTCAAGCGATGAGTCACAAGCAAGCCAGCCATTATCGGGGCCTTGAATATCTGACAGGCAGGCATCCCATTGCCCGGGCTGTAACCAGCAAGCATCGGCATTGACAAACTGGTTAAGGCTTGCGCGTAGGAAAGATGATCTGTCTGGGTGGTCTGCATCTATCAACATTGACTGCAACTCTAGGGTTTGCCCGAGCGCTGGGTTAGCCCAGCCCCACCATTGTGTATCCATGACATCTACCCCGGGTGGTGGTGACCACTCCGCAAAGTAGAAAGCGTTAGCGCGTTGCTCACCAATGAGCGACAGCCCTAATTCTCGATATCTAAGCATGGCCGTTGAAGCTTCGGTGCCAGCAGTGGAAGTCATCAACATTAGTGGTGAGCCACCAGCTGTGCGCACGTTACGGGCCTTCATAGTTGGGCGCAAGGAATGAGCCATGACAGCATCATCCACGTCATAGATTTCATCTACCCAGATCAGGTCAGCCGATAGCCCCATTCCTGCCGATGGTGTTGCGGCTTTAATAAACCAGCGTGAGCCGTCAGGCATAGCCAGTTCCATACGGCCATATCCCCACTTAGGTTTAGCGTCAAAATACTGCTCCAAAATTGGGGCCAAAAATTGGTACTGCAAGTTAGCAAGAGGCAACTCATGGGCTGAGCTAATCACGGTCTGTGGCTTACCGCGTAGCGCTGCAATCGAGGTTAGCCAAGTACCCACAATCGCCTGCCCCAAAACAGTCTTGCCGTTTTGACGCGCCACAGTTATAAGCCCGGAACGATTAACAAGATCACCAGAGTCATCAGACTCAAGCAAGCCCATAGCTGCATGAACCTGCCAAGCCATCAACTCAATACCCATGTACTTACGCGCAAACTCAACCACCAAAGGTGCATACACAGAAACCCCCGTAGTCACAGTTTCCAATCTGGGCAAAGTCCGACCAACACCAGCCACGTCTGACCAGTTCTCGCCAGTCTCGGCCAGTTCAGCCTGACTCGGCGTTATCTTGCGTAAAGGCTTGCTCGGGGTTGTTTGTTTGCCCAAAAAAATGGGGTTTTGGTTGTTTTCGCCGTTGTGGGGTTTTGCGTTGAGGGCTTGTGTGCGTGCTTGTTGGCGTTGTGCTGTTTTGCGGTTGACGTAGATGGCTCCGCGTTTGGCGTTGCATGTGGGGCATGAGGGTACGAGGTTGCTGAGTGAGTCGTCTCCGCCTGCGTCATGTTCGAGTAGGTGGTCTGCTTGGAATGTTTTGTCGTAGGGTTTGCCGCACCAGTGGCAGTCTGGGTGTCCTTCGAGTAGGGCTTGTCTGTTGGCTCGGTATTGTGCTGTGGTTTTTCTGTTGCCTGCCATGTGTGTCCTTGTCGGTGGTTGTGGGCTTATGTTACTAGCGCCCTCGCAAGCTCGGTTGCTCTCGGGCTTGTGAGCGAGTTGTGTGGTTTGTGCCAGCCCCCACTTTCAGTATGTAACTGTGGCAGGTGGTTTGTTTAGGACGGTCAGCCAGTCGCGTTTATGTAGTTCGTACTCTGCACAGTGGCTTATCTCTACAGCCCTTCACGTTAAGTCATCTCAGGTGGTAGTGCGCACTGCTCTACCCTCGTTTCCGAGTGTTATGCCAACACAGTGCAATCCCGTATGTGGCCGTGAGTGTTGGCTTCGGGGTTCTCATGCGTCCCCTCTTTTGAGACCTAACGCTTAGTAGTTTTAGGTCGCCAACAGTATTCAGTTGTTTAGTCTTTGCGCAGTTTTAGTATCGCTGCAATGCCGAGGCAGAATAGCACGCCATACCAGATGTGTATCACTGTGGCCCCAAGCGTTCAGCGATGGCCTGCAGGTTCTGTGGTCGCCACAGATGGTATTCGCCACCGGCAGAGACAATGGCCTCGCCCCAATCGAGCTGATGCTCTGAGAGTCTGCCCAGGTCGGTTTTTAGTTCGGCAAAGATAAGGCCTCGGGTTTTGTGTACAAGAACTAGATCGGGAAAGCCACGGCCATCTGAGCGCCATACACCTGGGCGTACCATTTTGGGTGACGCGTGAAAGATAAGCCAGCCCTGTGATTTAGCGAGGCGTATCACTTGGTCTTGGAATATGGCTTCTGAGGCTTCAGTCATTGGTGGCACGATTTAGCTGCTTTGTTAATTGTCGATTTATTTGCATAAGCCTGCCACATTCCTCTGCGAGCACGCTGAGTTGTTTTGCCATGAGGCCTACACAGTCACAGTCAGGGTCGTAGTTAGTTGTGGCTGTGCAATCTGGGTAATGCCATGCACCGTTGAGGCCGTAGGGCATCATTTTTTGCTTGCCTGTCCGAGCAGTAGCCCTGTCATGAACACTGCAAATACCATGATGACCAGAGAAAGAAAGTCAGTCATTATCGACCTTCCAAAGTGCGCTTTGTTGCTGGGTTAGTTCAGCCAGTCGGCGCTCCATAAAGCCAAGCTGCAAACCTTGCTTGTAAATCTGTGCCTCTAACTGTTCTATTTTGCGCAGTAGTTCGTTGCGCTCATTGATTACATCAGCCAGGTGATCACGCAATGTTCCGTTGTCCATCAGAACGGCTCCTCCTCGGGTAGTGGGATTTCCTCGGGCTCATTATTTTTCAACGCCTCAATGGCCTTGCTGATTTTGAACTTGTCCCAAGATGCCAGGTCTAATGGTGGAAGTTTGCCAGCCTCTTTTAGCAGTTTCTTATACAGCCACACCTGCTTATCGCTCGGTGCGTTCGCTGGGCGCTCAGTAATGACACCATCAGCGCTCTGAGTGGTCACACGCTGCACCTTGCTCATCTCCTCACGGCTTGGGCGTTTGTTCAGATCTGAGCCTGCATAGCCAGCATTAGCCAAAGCACGCCCAACGGCTCCTGTTTCGCAATTCTCCAGGTGGCTTGTTTTGTTTATGTGCCCTTCGCCTCTGATTTCCTCAGCCCAACCGGTAGCAATCAAAACGTCACCCTCAAAGAGTGAAGCGCTAAACACAGCTGAGTTTTGTAGGTAGTGCACTAGATCGGTGAGCACTCTGGGCTGTACGCCACGCACATGGCAATCTTTTAGCCACCGGTCAAGTCTGTGTGCTACTGGTTCGTAATCGTCAAGGTTAAAGGCCACTGGAGTACACCCTTTCAAGTCGCGCAAGCTCTGTAGCGAGCGCTGCAGCTTGAGCCTGCAGAGAGTCAATAATCTCTAGCAGTTCGCACTGTTTGCAATCACACTTGGGAAACCAGGTGCTCAATCCGTGATTGCATTTAGCGTGATGCTGTAAACGGTCTTTTGCCAGCGCTGGGTGCATTATTGCAAATGCTTCCTCGATGTCCATGTCGGGTGTTCCTTTTCTTAACGCTTGCAGCGTCTTATTTTTATAACAGATGGGTGGTTAGATTTGCATAAGTCATCATTCAGGCCGTTGCAGTTGTTTTTTATAGCACCCCAGCCATACAGCCCTACAGGCCAGCGATAACGGCCATTTTCAGTGTGGCCTTTATAGGCAATCCGATCAACAGCTCGAGCCTGCTGGGCGAATGTGAGCAGGTGGGCTCGGCTGGCTGGTGTGTCGTTCCAGTTGTCCCAGGTGCCACGATAAATGCCAAAAGCAGACACATACGAGCGTGTGCGATGCTGCACATTATTGCCCGTCTCACACTGAGCCAATTTGATGTACCACTTTTTAGGCATGGGGTGGTTCCATTCCTCTTGCGCGTGAACTGGTGTCACCATTAGAGCTGTCGAGAGTAAAGCTGTAGCCATAATTCTTTTAATCAATCCTCAAAAACCTCGGTAGGCAATCCCCACGTGCTCCAGGGGTCATACCTGGTGGCCACTTGAGCCTGCACGATCAGATTTGTTTCAGGGTCTAAAAACACCTGAACTAATAATTTCCTGTCAGCCGATACTAACGGCAGGTAGGTGTAGACCTTTGGCTTTTCGCTCACCGGTGGTTCCACCAGGCTAGGAGTATGCAGGTCACTGCTATGCCTGTAGCGAAGCCAAAAAGGCTTGACCACCAGAAAACAGCATCGGTGCTCATGACATGGCCTTTACAGCGTCTATGCCTTGCTGTGTGATTGCGCACACAATGCCCTGAGAGCCACTTAGGAGCGCTCTACGCGTGCCTGTGTCTTGGATTAGTCCCAAAGTGCGCAGGTCGCTGCAGCGCTTCCAGTAGCCCTTTATATCGTGACCTTCCAAAACAGCCCTAGACCATGCTTCCTCATCGGTCAGCCCCAAAGTGGCGTAGTAGTACTGGCTGAGCAGTATGGCTCGATGGCTTCCTACTCGTAGAGGCTTGATTTGCCTGCTGGTTTCGGGGTCTGTTGCCCTGAATAGTGGTAGGTCTGTAAAAAGCATGTCGGTGCTCCTTTGGTAGTTGGTTTTTTTACCATAGCAAATTGTTTTTGCTTTTGGTGGATACCTACGGCTTGGCTGGTTTTGGCAGGCCTCGCCAAGCTGCCTCAAGTTTCTTAGCGTCTGTGGCCATGTCCATCTCAAGCTCAAAATGTAACCAGCACCCACCTACGCCTGCTGACTCCTCAGCATTGGCATAGACCTTTACGCCTTTGGTGCCTTCGCCACGCGAACAGCGATAGCCCCTGCCAAATTCGCCATATTTGTAGTCATGCAGCTCTACAAGGCCAAGCGCCTCTGAATGTTCTAGGAACCAATCCCACGCCTCTTTTGCTGTGGCTCTGCCTGCACGTGTGGGTGGATATCCGATGTCACCGGCAACTCCGAGGCTGTGCACGCTCAGGGTTTTTTTGCCTCGCATATTGCGTACTACCCAGGTGCCCAGATTGATAAAGCCCCAGCGCCGTTTACATAGATCTACAAACTTTTCGGTGCCTGGCAGTTTGCCTTTGCCTGGTTCGGTCACGGGGTAGTAGGGGTATTTGCGTGTCATGGTGCTGGTGGGTCTTGTGGTTTATCTTTTAGGCCGTTGCCTGCCAGTACGCCGATCAGGCCACCGGCAAGTGTCATAAGCATTGGCTGTAGCACAGCCCACGCTTCGGCATCGTTAGGTGATTGTTCTAGTGGCTGCGTAATAAACAGCAGGCCGTAGATCAGTGACGCTATAGCCATAACAAATGAGACGGTTAAGCCTGTAGCGACAAACAAAATAATGCGTGCTTTTATTTGTTCGTTTGTCATTCTTTCTTTAGCCACAACGGCCACCTCCAATTCGTACGTCTGTGCCAACGGTGGTTGGCATTTTGTTATCTCTTACACGTTCACAGTTTTGTTTTGTGCGTTGTGCGCAACTGCTTAATGTAATTGTAAGCAGGCTAAGCAGGGCTAGACGTTTCATGATTGACGGTAGCCATAAACACGAATAGTGCCAGTAATCGTGCCTGACGCTGGCACAATTTGAATACCGGTGTACTGGGTTGATGTCGCTACTTGTGTACCTAGCAAAAGCACTGCTGGACCGTTTGCGTCAAATGCGTGAATGTTGGCTTGTGTACGAGCAGCAATGTTGGGGTTTGCCATGTCGATAACGGTTTCGCACAAAATAGTGGACACTGACGAATGACCACCACAGCGCTGTGACGTAGTGCCAGCGCCACCGATGTCTGTTGTGCCAGCGTTGTAGGCAAGGCCATAACCAAAATAGTTACCACCATTATCTACTGTGTTTGTGGCGCTAATCATTTGGAATGCAAAAGTAGTGCCAGCGCTTCCATAGTGACTGATAATTATTTTGTAGTTTGCGTAGGTAGATGAAAAGCACGAAAGCACCTGTGCTGCCGATGACGCTGTGTAGGCAGTCTGTTTAATAAAATCTAGACCAGCGTTAGCCAAATAGGTATTTGTGTCACTTGCCGTGAGAACCTCACCAGTAGTAAAAGTCTTTATAGCCATAGTTTTAGTATCCTAACTTATTGTTATCAAGCTTGCCGAAAGTCGTGTTGTCAAGGATCAAATAAGCGTTTAGATCAGCGCCCGACACATAATAAGTAAACTTTGCACCGGCAGGTGTCGCTGACATGGTGACACCCTCAATAATGCATTGATACGTTGTCCCACGAAAAGCCACAGAAACCTGCGTCCCCGGCGCTTGCGCTAAAACGCTTGCACCACCGATTTTGTCTAACTGAAACGATGACTGGGCTTCAGCCATACAAGTAAAAGAACTAATAGCAAATTGTGCTGTGCTGTAGTTATTCAACAAATAATTGGCGTAGTCGGTTGCTTGGCTAGTGCTGTTATTTAGGGTGTTTGCTTGGTAAGCCCTGTATGGCACAGAAGCGCCAGCCTTAGTCACTGTCGCAGCTGTATAACTTTCAGGGGTCACTGTCACTTGGGTGTAGAAATTGTCGGCGAGACTGTCAAAGTTGATTTGGTTATACACCTGATTAGTTGAGTTATTAGCAACATCAGAAAAATTGACAGTATTGACCTGCGACACAAAAGGGTTGATGACAGAAACATTGTTTATGTCGTAAGCGTCCCAAATACGGCTATTTGTCGATTGGCACACTCGACTAATCCAGTCGCCCCAAGTGCTAGAAACAGTTGTCGCAGCAAGAGATCCTGTCCCGTCATAGGTTAGGAACATTCCAGTCTGAGTGGTTGCAGCAGAAAATTGCGACATGATAGTGCCTGCAGCCATTGCGTAATTGTTGCCTTGCATACGGCCAGCAATTGCAAACGCTCCTTCAATAGTGACGTTTAAATAGTCAGCCTGCCCGACACCACCGGCATATGGAATACCGTATTGCGCTGTCACATTGTCAATACGGCCACTCCACACTGTGTATGGCGTGCTAGTAGTGTTTTCAATCTTTATAACTGTCCCAGAAACTAAAGCCGTAACTGGTGACGCATAGCCAGTTGGGTAGCGCATCTCAAACGAACCAGTGCTTGCTTTAATCTGATCTAACTGTGCCTGCCTACCAAGACTAAATTGAATGTTTTGCACATTGGTTAAAGCAGTCCATGTTGCACCAGCATTAAGGGTGTAACTAACTGTGTAGGACTGTAAAGCCATGACTAGTAGATGTTGCTCACACGGATAGGGACAGAGCCGTTTTGCCTCATGTAGGTACGCAAAGCATTAACCACGCTTTGAGGGTCGCCACCGTTCACATTGATAGTGACGTTATTGCTACTCATTTGGCTCATGCGATCTAATGGGATTACAGCCTCTGGGCCTCGCTCACCAATCATTGCGAGAGTCGCGCTAGTTACGATGCCACCCTCAGCGAGCATTGGGATATTAGGAACATCAAAGCCTTTACCACCGAGGCCAGGCACCCAAGACGGAACCTTAAACGACAGTTTGCCGATGGTGTTATTCCACAATGACGCGATGCCATTAAACATGCCTTTATAAAAACTGAGCAAGGTACTGAAATAGCCTTTAATAACATCAATGCTGCCTGTCACCACTGTGTTGATTACGCTAAAAATGCTGTTCACAATGTTGCGAAAGCCCTCAAACTTTTTGTAGGCAACTACTAGGCCAGCAATTAAAGCTGCAATAGCAATAACCATAAGCCCAATAGGGTTAGCTGCAAGAGCAACATTCAAGCCTGTCTGCGCCGTAGTTGCTGCAGTGGTTGCTCCAGCCTCAGCCACGATTGCTGCAGTAGCTGTGCCTGTCACTGCAGCGTAAATTGCCTTAGCAGCGCTTGCTGCAATGGTGTATGCAGCCTGCACTTTCATCGCTGCATTTATTGCTAAAACTGCAGTTGCTAGGCCGCCAATGACACCTGCAAAAACTAAAAATAGTGTGGTGTTTTTTTGGGCAAAATCTCCAATGCGCTGAAGCACCGGCAGTACAGCCTGGATTGCTGGCATGAGTGCTGCACCAATCGACTCTTTAGTTTCCTGCAGGCTCAGGCTCAAACGCTTGAACTGTCCCTGTGCAGTGTTTGCAGCTGTAGTTGCTGAACCACTAAAAGTGTTAGACAGCACCATCATCGCGTCCTCAGTGCTCAGGCCATCTTTGATTAGATCCTTGAGCTCAGGGGACAGTTTCGCCAGGGCTTTAGTGTTGCCACCATAAGCCTTGCTGAGAGCGTCTGTAACAGTGCTCAGAGGCTTGCCAGTGGCTGCAGCAATGTCCATAGCCAGCGATGCACCTTCTTGGGCTTTAGCAAGGCTGTGAGTCTGGGTCACGAGTTTGGCAAGTGCAGGCCTAAGGTCATCATCAGTGACACCGAGCAATTTGCCCTGGGTGCTAATCCATTCCTCATTGGCTGCGATTTGCGCGTCTGTGTAGCTCGTATTTTGTTTGATTATGTTGGCCAGGTTTGCTTGCGCTGCATCGTCCTCAATGGCTGCTTTGGTTGCGTCACCGAGCGCTAAGGCCAAAGCGCCCATTGCTGCAGCTGCAGGTAGCGCTGCTTTCTTGAGTGCAAAGTTGGCTTTAGCGCCTGCACCCTCAAGGCTGTTGAACTCCTTGATGGCTTTGTCAATGCCTTTGGAATTGAACTCCGAAACAATAGGTATATAAACAGCCATTACTTACCCAACGTCCTGTTCACCTGATTAAGCACTTGCTCAATGGCCTGCAAAATGTCTTTGGTGGCTTGACCATAGATGTATTCACGCTGTCGCCACATACCACGCTGTGCAGGGCCGTAAGCCGTAGTGAGGTAACTGGAAAATTGCCCTGTGTCGCCACGCAAGCCTGCCATGTCGAAAATGGCACCACCGGCATCTTTCTGAATAAGCGTCACCAGTGGGAATGAGCCACGCTGGCTACGGCCACCTACCTGAATGGTTACACCCTTGCGCACTTTCTTAGGGTCATACGATAAACGGCCTGTGCCCTTTTTAGATGGCCCCATACCCGACAATGGAGGTACGCCAGGGTAGGTCTCAGCCACGCGACTAACCATCTCAGCGCCACTAGCTTTGATCTGGTTCACAGCCTTGAACTTGGTTTTGCTGTCAATCTTTTGCAGTTCAGCCAGCGCTGCCTTCAGGCCGTAAATCTCGGTGCTTGCTGTAACGCTCATTTGGCCTTTTTCCTCTGCTCATTGATAATACTAATGCAGGTGTTCAGGTCGGGTACATCAAACTCTATTTGTGGTGGCCACCAGCCACACTCAACTAGCAGTGTCGCTAGGGAATGTCGGTAGGTGCCAC